ATTTTCACCTCTAATTTTTAAAATATAAATACTACTGAATAAAATGCCAGAGCTCGTACATCTTAATATTAGGCCACACCTGGTATCATTCTTATTTAATGAATTAGAAGGCGAAACACAAGCAACCTACGAGAACAAAAAAGTAAAGCTCGCACGCATTAGCAGATCCTCGATTTTAGGCAAAATGCTCGAAACCTTTAAAAGTTTTTCTCAAGAAAAACCAAAAGCACGCATAGGAAGTTACAGTGTATTCTTAACTATTACCGAGTGTGGTGAAAAAAAAGGATTGATGCACGAAAAACAAAATAACAATCATAAAATTTTAGAACTTAGACAGGACCATGTATTCTTATTTAACGAATTCTTAGAAAATATATTTAGGATCTCAATTGTGGAATTTATAAAAGGTTACGCCAAAAATTCAACATCCAAAAAATTTATAGACGAAGCAATAGATCTGTACATGCAAGATCACAATTTGTATCTCACAGAGATCGATCCAGTAAGCATTAAAAGATTCTATTATAATACCTTAAAAAAAAAACACAGCCTAACACGTCTTCAAAATCAAATAGGTAATCGCAGCATCCATTATTATTCGGCATAGAACCATGTCACAGCTCATACTTTTAAATGTTCTTAGCTTTGTTTTATTAATACCTGGTAGGTTTAACACAAGGCAAAACTATTTTACTATGAAAAAAAGAGAAGTAAATAAAAGTGCAGATACAGGCAGATTTGTATCAAAAGAATTTGCGAAAAATAATCCTAAAACCACCTACAAAACAACAGTAGGCCAATCCGACGAGGAAGAGTGAAGAAAATAATAGTATTAATAGTATTTGTATCGTTTCTTTTTGCCCCACATTTAGAAGCTCAAGATTTCGACGCCGTTGAGAAAGGCTATTATGAAACCTATGTAAACGATAGCCTTGTAGATAGAAGCACTAAACTTATAAAGTTGTTTGCACGAGCCTTACAAATAAAATCTAAAAACCTATCCAAAAGTGTTTTTATAAGACAGCCAAATATTAATGTATTATCAAAGGTAAATTTAAGCGAAGCTTACATTACAGGTTCAACGGTTCCCAGGATAAAAGAGTTTTATTTAGATGAAGCTGATTCTACAATAGTATATGGCAACGCTTGTTTAGATACGCTTAAGGTATTCAAAATAATATCCAATAAACCTTTTGATTTTAAAGGGCAAAGAGTTGAGTTAAATAATGCCGAATGGACAATTAAAGATTCACTTCTATCTAACGGCGTGCAGTTAGATGTAATAAAAGCTATTAGCTTAGATTTAATAAGACTGAATTGTACAACAAATCAAATTATTTACGAAGGGCCTAAATTACCAGACGAAAATATTTTAAATGAAGTTATAACTTTAGATGCAGGATGGACAGAGAATCAAGATGGCTCATTTAGTTACGATGCTGTATCTAATTTTCAATACATAGTATGGAGCTTAAAAGAAAATGTGCTTTTAGGTGAGACCGTTAAAATTAGCTTTAACGTTGTTGAAGAAGAAATAGGAGCCACCTTTAATTTATGGCTTTATGGCGATCTATATAATGGTAGTTTTGCAAATTTTACAAGACCAGGTAATGGTCTTTTTACTTTATATTATAAAGTTCCCATAACTGATAGGTTTAGGTTTGGTATAAGAGCAAGAAACAGCAAAGGACAAGGTATTGGCGGCGCGTTTAATATTAGTAATGTGGTGGTTAAAAAAATATAAATAGTTTAAAATGGACAGTTTACTCTATACATTCATATATAAGTGCGACAAATTAAATTTGTTGCCAAGTGAATCTCATATAGACATGTATCTAAAAGGCTGTAACAGATTAGACTTAAGAACTAATTTTATAAAATTTTGTTTTTACAACTGGGAAATTCGTAAAGATGCAGATAAAGTAGAAGCGATATTAAATAGCATTTAAATTAATTTAGGATTATACAAATGAAAGAAGTTTTAAACGATGTTGATGGGAAAGAGAGCAGCAAAAGAAAAACAGGCATAAAGCTTGTAAACGTTGCTTTAATAATGGCATTTCTTTATTTTTTAATTGGCTTAATAATGGCGCTTCTCGGCAAAGATTTTAACTATAATTTTCCCTTCGACATTTGGGTAACTATTATGGGCTTAGGAGCTTCTCTATTAGGAATTACGCTTATCGAAAGATTCGGTAAGATAAAATAATTATATATAGAATTGATGAAAACAAGCGATACCAACGATATAAATATTAAATTAAACAGAATCTTACAAATTTTAGAAAGCGACGAAAAAACGAAACAGATGGGTTTGGTCGAGAGATCGAGCGACAACTCTAAACGGATTTATAAAATTGAGCAAGATAAAAAAATTCAAGCCGCGAAACATACAGCATACGGTGTTGTGGGAGGTGGGGCTATTAGTGCTTTATATGCAATTATAAAATTTTTGTTTACTAAAAATATTTAAAATTATAACCATGCAGCAGGATCCTATTACTTTAGAACGAATCGAAAAAGCGCACCCAGCCGTTAGATTTGAACTGAGTGTTATCTACGCTTGGATCTGTGAAGAAGTAAACTCACAATATTGCCAAGTGCGTTTTACTTGGGTTTTTCGAACGGGCAAAGAACAATCTAATTTATATGCGCAAGGGAGAACTAAACCAGGTACAATCGTCACCAATGCAGATGAAGGTGAGTCTTATCACAATTACGGCTTAGCAGTGGACATATGCTTACTTATAGATAGAGATAAAAACGGAACTTTTGAAACGGCGTCTTGGGATGTGGTTTTCGATGGTAATAAAAACGGGATTGCGGAATGGCTTGAAGTTGTAAAAATATTTGAGTTTTACAACTGGCAGTGGGGTTTAATAAACAGAAAAGGTAAGCATTATGATAAGCCTCATTTCCAAAAAACATTTGGGTATAAAACGTGGCAGCTAAAGCGCCTCTCTAAAGATAAAAATGGATATCCTAAAATTAAGTTCAAAGGAAAGTAAAAAGACGAAGTAGATCTAAAAAATTTGAGAATGAAACATAAAATAATCTTAATACTCGTCGTTTTATTGTTTTCGAGCTGCAGAGTGGCTAAGAAAAATTGGGTGAAAGAAAACTTTACAGAAAAAGCAACTGTAAAGAAATCTTTGACACTTCAGAGCAATGCGTTGATCAATCGCATAGAAAACCTTCAGGAGACATTGACTGCTAAATATGACGAGCTCTCTAAAGAATCTTCAAAAGAAACACGGACAGAAGAAAATGAATCGACAACGGTAACCGGTAATATCACAGCAGAAGAGGGAAAAGAAAAAAGTGTCACCATTGGCGCTACAACGATTAAAAGCGATGGCGCCAATGTTTCGTTTCAAACTAATTTTAGTAAATCCGTGTCTAAGGAATTCTTAGAAAAGATGAGCGCTTTGTCAAATGAAATCAATACGCAGTCAAATAAAATAATTGAGTTAAATAAGTTGGTTGAAGCGCAAAGCAGACGCTTATCCGAATTAGAATCAAATAAAGAAATTAAAAAAAACACGAGCTCTAAAGATGTCACTAAGCGAGGCTTTTCCTTTGGCGCGTGGTTAATTGGCCTTCTCATCTTTTCTGGACTTATACTATTCTTCTTTTTAAAATCTAAGATAAAGAAGATACCAGGCATTTAGAAAATTACAGATCCTCATATCATATATCCAAAAATACGCTAAAACCATGTCACAGCAATAAGAGACCTATCCCCTTTTCTTTGTGATATGAATTCATTTCCTGCAAAATTAATAGAAAATAGGCTCGTTTTAAACGAAATCCTCACAGGCCATTGGCTTATGAGTTATTCTGGTTTATTGCAGCTTGGGCACTTATTTTCAAATTTAAATCCTAAATCTGCTAATGAGTCTGAAGTTAAAGATCGCTCTGCAACCTTATTATCATTCTATAATGATATGTACGTGCGAATTAATCCTAGAAGTCCAGATGAAATTCCAGAAGGTTCTATTGCGGTAGTTAATATCGTAGGTCCTATGGGGAAGTATGGCAGCTATTGGATGCTAGGTGCAAATGAAATTATTTTCCAATTAGATTTTCTAAACAATACAGCAAATATAGCCGCGATTATTATACGAGTAGATGGACCAGGTGGATCTGTTGGAGCCTTGCCTCTATTTCAAGATTTTGCGATGCGCAAGCGGAAACCAATTGTTTCTTTAGCGGATAATTCTTTGAGCCTACACAAATTTATTCCAGATGTGATTGCAGATTATCAAATGGCCGAAAACACGTTAGTTTCAAGGTTTGGATCTTATGGCGTGGTGAGCTCTTGGCAAGATGCCACAAAATATTATGAAGACATGGGAGTGAAGTTTCATGAAGTTTATCCGGAAGAATCTAAGCATAAAAATGAAATCCACCGGTTACTGCAGGAAGACGAAGAAAAAGGGAAACAACTATTAATAGATCGAGAGCTTTCCCCAATGGCCAAAGATTTACAGGCGATTGCAAAAGCAGCACATCCCAACTTATTAGAAGAAGAAGGTGTATTAACAGGAAGAACATTTAGAACTAATGATGCGATCAGAATAGGCATCATTAACAGACAAGGCAATATGATGGACGCAATGCTCATGGCAAAGGCATTAGCGGAAGCTTTTAGTATTAATAATTAAATAATTTAAAACCAAATTACCTATGAAAAAATTTAAACAGTTGTATGCCTTTATGCTAGCGTTCTTTAAAATGGATTCTCTCATCGAAGACGGAAAGCTAAATTTAACAGAATCCCAATTACAACAGTTGCAAGATACCCTGGGAGAAAAAGTTGTGCTATCTACTTTAGTAGATGCCATGAACAAAGAATTAGCAGATGCTGCTAAAGACGACGAAGGTAAAGACCAACAATTAGTTGATCTTAAAAAAGAAGCGATGGACATGCTTAGAGCTCACGGACTATCTGCAGAAGAAGCCGAGGAAGCAGCAAGTAAGCCTCAAGGGTCTGAGGATCCAGATTTAAAAAAGCTGTTATCCGGACTTATTGATCACAATAAGAAGACCGACAAAATGATTGAGAAACTAATGAAAGAACCTGAAGGCGACGATCCGTTAGCCAAAGGAACGGGTAAAAATTTAAAGAATATGCACAGTGCCACACACTTTTTAGGCACAGGTCATGCCTACGATGCGTTTGAAGACAGACCATGGAACCAAGCAGCTGCCGGAATTATTAAAAACTTCGACACAGGCGCCATTACTAAAGTAGAAGTCCAGAAATTAAACGATGATGCAGACCTATACGTTAGAGAAGTAAATGCAGAATTAAATTCTCTGGAGCGCGACAACTTTGGTTTACCTCCATTTTGGAATGTTAGAACCAATATCGTCGATAAAGTTGCAGATGGCAACATTGTGTCGGGTGAAGTTTCGCAAGCCAGAAAAAAGAATTGGTTACCAAAAGGTAAACAAATGATTCAGCCAGAAGAGTCTCAGATCTATCCAGTAAACATAGATTTAGAGTTTTTAGGTTACAATTTACAAGACCTCTTAACAAGTTGGATTAGCAACTACAATAAAGAAGGGTCTCAAGCTTATAAATTAAGTTTCGTAAGGTACCTAATTACCGAGTTAATGAAGAAAGCGCGACAAGAAGATCGTAAGGTGTCTATAAATGGTGTTTATGTTAAAACTCCAGAAAATTCAACCGTTGCAGGTAGAGCAATAAATAGATCTGAAGGGATATTAGTAAAACTTTGGAGAGCCTATTTTATAGATCAGAAATTTAAAATTGCGAATGTAGGTGTGCCAACGATTGCTAACATAGTAGATTATGTGCCTGCCGTTATCGAAAACAATTTAAAAGAAGAAGATAAGAACCAAGAAGGTTTGGTTTTTTACTTATCTAAATCTTGGTTACGAAAATACAAAAGCCGAAAGCGCGAATTGTACGGTCTAGACAATAATTTCACAGCCGATGATGTTATGGAAATCGAAAACTATCCTAACATTCGTTTTTATGCCTTAAGAGATTTAGAAGGATCTGACTTTATGTTTATCACCGACGATAATAACATCGAGTTGATGGAAAATATACCAGGTGAAAAATCGCTTTTACATTTCGAAATGTTAAAGCGGATTATGTACATTTTTGGAGACTATAAATTTGGAGTTCGATTTAAGCACATCGGCACAAAAGTAAAAGCTGGTGATCCTGCAGAATTTAAAGTGCAAACGGTTTGGGCCAACATGCCTCCATATATACACGATACATTTACGCAAATCTTTGATGATACAACAGGCGAAGTAACGTTACCATATAGCAACATTCAAGTAGCTAGCAATTGGGCAACTAACATTACAGACATTAAAGGCACGTATGCTGGACAGATTGTTAAAATAAAAGGTGATACTGCTGCAACAGGCAACGTAGTAGCCTCAGGCAACATGACGTTAGCGAGTGCATTCGCGTTAAGTTCTGGAGGTACATTAACACTAAGAGTTAATAGTAATGCGACTTTATCTGAAGTTAAGCGTACAACTGCACCAGAAGTAAACACTGCAGACGATGCAACGTATGTAGATAGTATCGATGCAGCACAAGGAAGTGACTTTATATTTGCTGGTTCGGCTAACGCTATACTAGACGAATTGTTAAACGGTTTTGAAGGACAAGAAATTAAAGTAAACGGTGGCGCAGGCGGAACGGTGACTATAAATGACGTAAGCGGAATTATAGAAGTAGGATCAGAAGCCGTCTTGGCAAACGCAGCAGACAACATCACATTTGTGAAAATTGATGGAGTATTCACCGAAGTGGCGAGAACAATCGCTGCCGTGTAAAATAATAATATGCCTCGTGTAACAGCGAGGCTTTAAAAATATATAATATTATGTACGAATTTATAAATGTAGAAGTGGGCGGAGCTGGAGTTGGGGCACCAACGGCAAAAGATCCAAATGTTCACATTATGAGAACAAAAGATATTGCGACTTGGCCAGTACGAAACGCTAAAGGTGTTTTAGCAGTTGGTGATTTTGTAATGAAATCCAATAAACAAGCAATTGCGGTCTATATGACTGGCGTAAATCAAGATGCGACTTACGAAACTAGCGGTGAAGTCGATGCAGAACAAATCATGCAAAAATTCTTAGCCTCTCACCCAGGTGACGTTTTAAGTGCACACGAATTTTTTCAGAACAATTTAGGTGAAGACTTAGTCGTCATTTACGGTAGTTGTGCTGAAGAATCGAAGCGGGTGTACGGCACTAAATGCTCACCTATGAGATTAAAGAATAACTTCCAAGCCAATAAGGATAAGACAGGACACGCGTTCACATTCGAGCAGATTCAAGGCACACGGTTTGTACCGGCGCACTACAATGGTAATATACCAGTAGCAGCACCATTTGCGACGGGTGCAGCTATAAATATGCTGTTGGCCAATGGTTATCAGTACAAAGTAGCGGCTTTAGAAACAACAGCGGCCGTTAGCATAGCTGATTTCGATTTAGTACCTGGTGGTGTCGTAACATTAATCGGATCTGGAGGTGCAGATCCTGCAACATTAAGTGCCGGCGATCTTACAGAAGCTACAGTAATTCTTATAGATGGGACACAATGGGTTGCGTTAGAAAACGCATCCATCTCGTTTGAAGTTGTAGATGGTGGAGCTACGATTTATTTAGTAGAGCAAAATAGAAGTTAGTTGTTTTTTTTATATTAATTGAGTTGATGTTAGTCAAAGGAGTCTCGTGTAATGCGAGACTCTTTTTTATTTATGCAAACCATGTCACAGTAAAGCAGGGCGCGTACAATTACCTTGTAGCCCTAGAGCAAAACTATTAATGTTATACTTATGAAAACTAAAGAAAAAAATGAGGTCATAGATCTATTTATAACGCATCGCAAAGCGCCTAAAGACAAATACAAAGCCTTAGTCGCTTTACTTTTAAAATTACCAGATGCTACACCTGGTCAAAAGCGTTTTTACAATGCCGCGAGATACTCGCCTGGCACACTCTCTAGCCTTGAGTACGATGTTAAGAAACTTTGTGGGATTCAAGAAAAGGAATTATATAAAGTTTTAAAAAGAGCAAAAGAGCCTGTTCCACTCACAGGAGAACAGCGTTTATTAGCTTTAGATCCAGAAGCCTCAAGAGATATACTTCTACAGGAAGCATCAGATTTAACTGAGTTCTCTAAACTCGATAAGTATCTGCCTACTCCATTAAAAATATTTACTAAAGGCCTTCCCGGCAATGCGGAAAGAAAAGCGTGGTTAGAAGAAAAAGAAGTTGATCATAAATTAACAACAAAAGCAGAGTTAGACCTTCTAATATTAGAAGTCCATGAAAAAATGGTAGTCCAAGCTCAGAACAATGCTATTGCAGAATTACTAGAGCAGCGATTGGACCTTTTAAAGACGATTGAATATCATAAAAAAGAGGCTATTGCTAAAGAAAAAGAATCAATTTTAAGTGAGGCTGTTTCAATCTTTAAAGACGCCCCAGAGGAAGCCAAGCAAGGTATAAAACTAAGAGATGAATTTCCGTTTTTATCTGAGACCGATTGTCCGGACGAATTCAAAATTCTAGTGGCAGATAAATTCACAGCCTATTATAAGTTTGTAGATGGTCGCAAAGAATTAAAAGTATTAATAGCCGCTGGAGCAACGAACGAAGATATTTTTGAAATTGCTAAAGAGACCGTTGCAAATTTCGAGCTAAACCTAGATTGCTACGACGAGCTTGAGTATTATAAAGAGCATCAGCAGATCCTTGGGAAGCATCCCATATTTGCAGACCACATGCTAAAAGAAAAAGTGGCCACCATGAGCACGATGGAACTCACGAAGCGACAAAAGAACCTGCGCACATACGTTAGTAAAGATGAGAAGGCATTTAAGAAAATGGAAGAGGGTGATGCTAAACTTGCTTTTGGACAAAAAATTGTGGGATGGAATAAAGAACTTCAATTAGTAGATGCCAGGCTAGAAAAAATAAGCTAAAAGCTTGAATAAATTTTTCACACTTCCAGAGGAAAGCGTTGCTCAAGAACTTGAGTCAAGTTTCTTTGGAAGTTTTTTTTTAATAATAAAAATTTGAAAGACCTATTAACGAATGATCACTAAATTAAAAAAAGTATGTCAAAATTTAATCCTGAAGGTCTTTTGCCCGAAAGCGTGCATCACTTTTCAAGAAAAGAGGACTTAAAAAAAGCTATCGAAGGCTATTTAGAAGCGGAGTTAACGGTGCCTCTTAATTGGCTAGAAGAACATAACAATTTGGTTAAAAAAGGGTATATATCTGCAGATGCAGCAGAAGCCAGAAAGAAATGGCCACATATTATGCAATAGAATTTAAATCTAAAAATAAAACACATGAAATACTCAAGAGCACAGTTAATTAAAGCGCAACAAGATTACAACACGGAATATTTAAATAACCCTAGTAAGTTTAATGAAGAAATTGATAGTACTCAAGCAAGTGCGCAAAATCAAATAGACTATTTACTTAGTTTAGTTGATTAATTTATATTTAATCACTTTTTATTATGTTAGAATTTATAAGTTTACTTCAAGCAATACCAGTTTCGCTTTATATAATGGCGAGATCTGCAATAACATTTTTACTATTAATATTTACTGCAGTAGTTATTTATATCACGACTGACAACGTAGAGTGTTTTGTTCTTATCTGGTATAATAAAGGCTTCTTTTTAGTATTAATAATAGCATTACAAACTGCTAAAGAGATTCTAGAAGGTAAGGATATAGACATAGATTTATGACAGAAAAAAATAAATCTAAATCAACAGATCTAGCAGATCTATCACTGACAGAAACCATTGAGCGTTTGTCTGCCGTAAATTACAGCTATGATGAAATGGCAATTTATCTGGGCATGAAGAAAAGTGCTTTTCGTCGAGAAGCTAATAAAAAAGATTCGCCGATATGGTTAGCTATCACCAGAGGCTGTTTAAATACAAAATTTAAAATTGAAGATAAATTAGCAGAAAAAGCAGCCTCTGGTAATGTAACAGCCTTGCATATTTATAAAAAGAATTATGACGAATCTCAGTTTGAGAAATACAAAGATTTAGTCTATGGAAAGCAATTATGATAAAATTAGAGTTCCGGCTAAATTAGAGCTTTCAGAAATCTATGACTTTATAGATTCCGGTGATCCAAATAATGCACCTCCAGAAATTGTAGATTATTTAGATGCCTTAGAAAAAGTGCGGAGTATGACCTACAGGCCTAGACAATTTGCCACTAAGGAGCATATTGTTTCGCACTTAGAAAAAGTAAATGGTTTGTCCAGGTATATGGCGACTAGAATTTACGATCATTCGATTGAGTATTACCATTTAGATTCTACAATTTCGAAGCAAGCTTACAGAAATTTATATGCAGAACAGCAAGATGAAGATATTGCTCTTGCGCGTTTAGCATCGAAAAGCATTGATGATTTAGATAAAATATCAAAAATGCGAGAACGCGCCTATAAATTTAGAGGATTAAATGAACCGGATATTCTAGATTTCCCAGATGGCTCATTCGATAAACCTTTTAAACTTTACACGACAGATCCAGAAAGCGCAGGCATACCAAAGGCAGATAGACGCGCTGTAAGCAAATTTATTGATGGTTTGCCAGAAATAACAGAGCTTGAAAAAGAAATATTGCAAATGGAAGCCGGTAATTTACCATTTAAAGCCTTTTTAGGACCATTAGAAGACCCTCGACATGTAACTGATGAAGAATGATGGCAATGTAGAATATCGTTACGGTAACGTAGTTAAACAAGTTGTTGACCTTACAGGCGCACAACATCTTAGGTTAATTGCAGGTCGTGGCACAACAAAAACGACAGATATACAAGCGGATAGATCCATGGACTGTGTCTACGACATGCCGCGTTCTGTTTTTGGGTTTGTGGCAGATACTTTTGTCAACGCACAAGATAAGGTCATCCCTAAGCTTATTGAAGGTTGGCGAGAATATAAAGGTTGGATTGAAGGCGTTCATTATGTCGTCGATGTAAAACCTCCAAGTCATTTTAAAACAGCCTATACGCCTGTACTTCGTTTTAAAAATACAATTTCTACGTTTAACGGGTGTGTTTTTAAATTAGGAAGTTTAGATCAGCCCTCAGGTTTAGCAGGAGATTCATTTCAGCATATTTTTGGAGACGAAGTCAAGTATTTCGACAAAAAGACTTTAGATATTATTCTGCCAGCTCTACGTGGCCATACGCAAGTTTCTTATTCTCCGCTCTACAGAGGCACGACATTCACTACCGATTTACCAAATCTCAGTAAAAAGAACCATGATTGGATCATGGATGCTCGCGAAAACATGGATTTGTCGCGAATAAAGATGGCATTTCAGGCAGGTTGCATACTAAATGAGATTAATCATAAAATAAAACAGGCTTACGATCGTAGAGATAAAAACGCCCTTGAAAAATACACAAAACAGCGTCAAAAATGGTTAATACAATGGTATAGAGCTCGAAAAAACACCACGCATTTTATGGTCGTTTCTAGTCTAGTAAATTTAGATATTTTAACACCAGAATATGTTTTTGATCAGCTTTTGGTTTTAGGCTGGGAAGAATTTAAACAAAGTGTGCTAAGTTTTAAAAGTAAACTCGAGGAGGGCGAGCGTTTTTATACCGGACTAGGCGAGCAGCACTTTTATGATGATGGTATAGATAATGCCATTGCAATGCGCACAGGTATTAAAGAAAATAAAAAAGACTGCAATGTTCTCCGGTATTGGGATCCACACGCACCTTTAGATGCTGGCGTCGATTTTGGTAAAATGATATCGATGGTCGTTGCTCAGGAACATGGCAAGTATTTTCGCTGCCTTAAAAATCATTTTACGCTCATTCCAGAAAGTAGTAAGGAGCTTGGAAAAAAGTTCCGTGATTTTTGGAGTCCTCATATCAATCGTAACTTATATATGTATTACGATAGATCGGGAAATCAATATGAGTCTTCAGGAAGAGATTGGGCCTCTGAAGTAAAAAAACATATTGAGTTTGATGAAAACGGTACCAAAACAGGATGGACCGTTCATTTAATGTCCAAAGAGCAGGGCAACATTTACCAGAGTCAAGAGCATTTTTTTATTAAGCAAGTGCTACAAGAGACTACTAAAGGCTTACCAATACTGTTAATAGATCGTTACCAATGTAGAGAACTTAAGGGTAGTTTAGAATTATCTAAAATCACTATTGGCATAGAGGCGCGCACAGGTATTCGTTACATTAAAAAGGACAAAACCTCAGAAAGTTTGGCTACGAGCAAATTACCACTTCAAAGCACAAATATGAGTGACGGCTTTAAATACCTAATGTTCCGTAAGCGTTGGACGCAGCTGGTAACCTTTATGCGCGAATCTTTACCTACAGGCTTGGATGGTGGTGTTTATTAATTTTTTATATTTGTTATTCAATTAAATTATGAATTATGAAACGATTATTATTTACAGCACTATTATTTAGTGCTTTTTGCTGTAATAAATCAGAAACAAATGAACAAAATTTTTTAAAAACTTTAAATAAAATTAAACTTCAAAAAAACCAAATTTATAAAAATAAAATTAAAGCCGACACCACTCTTTTAGGTTTTGAGTTTGGAGAAGATGAAATATTTTTCATTGCTAGAGCGCACGAATTAAATGAAAAAGGTGTTATTAAAAGCAATATTTCTAGTTTTTATTGGAATGTTAAAATAGATAATATTACTGATTTGAATTGTTTTGTTAAGCCAGTATTTTATAATAATGCATTGATTTCGCTATATTGCAAATGTGAAAACACTTTGGGTTTAGCCGGTATTACATCCATTTCAAAATTTTCAGAAATGTTAAACTCTAAATATGGGAGAAATGACTTTTCCTACAAAGATCCTTTTACTCAGTCTTATGAAAAAATTTGGTTAAAAGATGGTCAGGAAATTAAACTATTTAATGAAGATAAATACTTAAAATTAAATTATCATTCAATTTTTTTAAATCTTCAAAAGGATAGTTTAGAAAATCGCAAAGATTCTTTAAACCTATTAAAAAATAAAAGTTTTTTATAATCAATTTACCACAAGTAAATAAATAATTAACCTCTAGTGAAGCTTTGCTAATTAATAGTATGCAAACACATATTGCATAATATTTTTTTATACATTTACTTTGTCACACCAATTGAACGAAACTTTTTCAATTGAAATTTTGGTAAAAACAATAACTACAATAGGCGTAGTTACTCTCAATTCCTTATGTTTCGGCATTCGGTTGGTGTGACAACTCGAGGGGGCTACGCTCCTATTTATTAATTTAAACCATATTCTAATGTCACATCAAGAAAATGAACAAAACAAGTCTTACAACATTTTGGCAGAAATGGCGCTCTTAATGAGCGACACCCATCAGATAGCAGATGTAAGTGAGCAAAAAGATGATTTAGCGGTTCTATTAAGAGCCTTTTTAGTCGGCCACTTTGCCGATGATCCAAGCACCAGAAATTCAATACTGGTTATGACCGATCAAATTGATGCATTTTACAATTTACTTGAGAAGTACAATTCACAAGAAGTAAACAATGCATTACTTTTAATTTCTAAAACTAAAATAGATCTACAGAAATAAAGTAAATGTAATAAGTGAGTTGCATAAATATTTCTTGAAGTTGCAGTAAATTGCTACTTTCGCAATGTTGTTGATTTGTGCGAGCACATGTCATAAATTTAGAAGCCTGTCACCGCAAATGACAGGCTTTGTTTTGTTTTAAAGTTTTCTTCAAAAAACGCAAGTTGCAGTTAAATAACTACAAGTTTTACCCTTTAAAAAAAATACAAAAAAGTTAAAACACTAAAAATCAGAGAACAAACCCTTCAAATTCTTTTTAATGTTTGGTGTGCGTCACGTTTTAC